GGCCTGTAATGATCGCAGGTATGGCAAACCCTCGGTGGCTCGGCCTTCAGGGTGGCGCGGTATTGTGTAACGATTGGCGGCTCTGGGTGTCTCATATCCATGTCCTCTTGATTACTGTGTAAAACTTGCCTTCGCGCTTAAACTCGATGGCGCTCGGTGGCCTGCCCTCGGTCATTTGTTGCGCCATTTGGTGCAGTTCCGATACCCCATAGTCCAGCGTCACGCCTGCTCTGTGGGCTATCTCGGCCAGTAGCCTGCGCGATTTTTCACCGGCATACCCGTCGTGTGTCACTGCTAAGTATTCGGTCACCGGCGGGTCAGACAAGCCGCCATAGTAAGTTAACGACAGCATTTCCCGGCCACTGGCGCGACTTATGTGTTTACGCCATGTCCAGGCGGTCACTTCCATGTCGGTGCCTTCCACGCCCATGATGCAAAGGTTAGACAACTTAAGCGCTGCTTTGACCGGTTCGGGGAATGCCTCACCGCAGGCTGGGCAGACCCTGACGGATAAGGGGCATATTTCTTGGCAGTGGTCGCACACCTTAACCGGCGCCTCTCCTACCTTGTCGCCTTTCTTAGGTGGCGCTCGGACTGCCGTTATCGGCCCATGTTGCTCGACTACGCCAGCAAAGTCCAGCACTAGGCAGTCAGTCTTACCCGGCGCGATCCGCAGGCCACGCCCTGCCATTTGGACATACAGGCCAGGACTCATGGTAGGGCGCAGCATGGCTATTAAATCAATGCCAGGCGCGTCGAATCCGGTGGTCAATACATTGGCATTAGTTAGCGCTCGGATGCGTCCTGCCTTGAAGTCGGTCAGGATACGGTCACGCTCGGCGCTCGGTGTCTCGCCCGTCACGCATTCGGTATTTATGCCTTGGGCCTGTAGTGCGGTGGCAATGTGCTGGGCATGGGCCACACCGGAGCAGAACACCAGCCAAGACTTTCGGGTATGCCCCAGGCGCACGATCTCGGCGGCCACCAGCCGGTTCTTGTCGGTGGTGTCCACCGCAGCTTGCAGTTCCGATTCAATGTACTCGCCGCCACGCTTATGCACCCCGTCCACTTCCAGCTTAGTGGCGGTTAGTTTGCTTCGCAGGGTTGATAGAAACCCCTTGTGGATAAGTTCCTCAATGCTTGTTGGATTGATCAAGGCGTCAAAGATGGCAGGCTTGTCAGTGATGTAGCCGTGGCCCAGGCGGTAAGGCGAGGCGGTTAATCCTATCACCCTCACGTTTGGGTTTGTCCGATAGATGTCCGATAGAAGTGTCCGATAGCCGCCCTCGTCTTTGTGGCTCACCAGATGAGCCTCATCAATGATTACTAGGTCAACATGGCCGATTTCTTTGGCCTTGTTTCGCACCGACTGAATGCCTGCAAAGGTTATCGGTTCGCCCAGTTCCTTCTGGCGCAACCCGGCAGAGTAGATGCCCAGCGGTGCATTCGGCCAGTGCTGGCGCATCTTGTCGGCATTCTGGGCGATCAGTTCCTTGACATGGGTGAGCATCAGAATTCGCGTCTCAGGCCAGGATTGGAGCGCATCCTTGCACAGTGCCGCAATGATGTGAGACTTACCTGACCCGGTGGGCAGGACCAAACAGGGGTTGCCCTTGTTGCCAGCTTCAAACCATGCGTAGAGTTGGTCAATGGTGCGTTGTTGGTATTCTCTCAGCATATGCGGCCATCCCACTCTTTCCGCATCCCCATTACCAACGGATCACCAGCCACGCAGGCGGCAGAATTGGCTAACAGTTCCTTTGACCCGTAAACCCCCTCGTTCGGTTCACCGTTGGCAATGCCCTGCCCATTGATCTCATAGACTGCCACCCAATCGCTCGGCCCTTCCAGGCGTTTCCAGGGCACTAGGTCTGGGTGCAGGACATGGCTCTCGCAACCCTCTCGCTGGGCGTCAGTGGGCACAATGGCGTCCCACTTGGCGCAGTGCCAGGTTGAATCGGACAATGGCGTGATGTGGGAGCAGGTTCGGCAGTTGACCTGCTTGGTGGTCTTCGACCCGTGGCAGAAGTCGTGACCGGGGCACATCTTGCACTCAAACCACGTTGAATCAGTGCTTATCGGTGGTGGCAGGCGGTCAGTCAGCGCCAGCCGCTGGCCCTTGTCGATGGCCTTAATGGCGTGGTCCCGGTCAAGTTCCAGGCGCTCGGTGTAAATGCGGTCGTCGTCTTTGCAGACGGCCACGTACAAGGCGCGCTTCAACTCGGTGCCAAACATATAAACTTGGCACTGTGTAAAGTGCATGGGCTTACTCTTTGCTACGCCATTCTTCTCTAGGTCGTTGAACGACTTGAGGCTATGGGTTTTGAACTCCAGAACGTGTTCTGTCTTCGGCGCACCGGGTACGCCCTTACCGATACCGTCCAGGCTACCCGAGACATGGCTACCAAAGTTCACTTGGCGCTGGGTGCCACTCACGCTCATGCCAATGGCGCGTAGATCGCTGATGATGGTGGCTTCCTCGTTGAAGCCACGCCTAAACAGCCGCAGGATTCGGCCTTGGAACTTTTCCACCACTGCCCAGCGGAATGACAGCCAAAGCCAACGCTCGCAGTGGTGGCCGAGCGTACTGCACCCCATGTGAGCGCGGGGCTTCTCGATCCGTTCCTGATGCGCTTGGTCAATCAGGGAAGTTATGGTAATCTCTGGCTCTGGTATTTGCACGGTGTTCTCCTGTTGTTGTTGCTATATTGACCCCGCCGTTAAAAGCGGGGTCTTTTTTTGCTTACTTCTTAGCCCAAGGTGGCGCAGCCTTGGCAGGCGCACCAGCAGCAGCAGGCCCAACGGGCTTGAACGGGGCTACAGCAGCCGGTGAGACAGAACCCAAGGATTTGTACCCCTTGATTTCATTCCCGGCGTACTCGCCCGTCTTGACCACCAGTTTGATGCCCAGGTTTCCGCCGATAAGTTGGTCGGTGTCGGTCACTTTGGTAAGGCCAATGGCTCGCATAATCTCGCCAAGCTGCTGGCGTCCGATCTCCTCCGCCTTGGTTGAAGCATTTTTTATGTTCAAGTTCCCAAACACCACCCGGCCCTGATGGGTCGGCCCAGTAATGGTGTACTTGCAGGCAATGTACTTGCCGTCACCCGCTTTAGTAGCTTTGACTTCAGCGCCCGTAATGGTGGCGTTGTACCAGCCCTCGGGCAATGGCTCAAAGTTGCCGGTGTTGCCAACAGGCAGAGTGTCAAGCGTGAATTCTTCGTCTAAGAAGGCCATGATTAATCCTTAGTGATGGTAAAAGTGGGGCGTCCAGGCGTGGACGTAATGGCACCAAGCAATGGCTGAGTCACGGCGTCAGCAGCCGCACCCCATGCCTTTGCGTTGATTTCTGGCTTCCAGCGAAACAAGCTGGAAAGGTGTTCGGACAGACCGGCCTCTGCGGCCAGCATCTGCAACTTGTCGGCGTCGATCTTTTTGTTGATCCTGCCTTCCATCTTGATGACGTAGCCGTCAATAGCGTGTTTGACCGTGCCGTCAAGGTCTTTAGGGATGGCGAACTCGGCAACCATCTGGTCTTCCAGTTCACGGCGTTCGGCCACTGCAGCGGCTTCGGCTTTCTTAGCGTCAAGCCAGCGTTGATATAAAGTGTTCATATTGTGAAGTTTCGTTATCTGCAATTAGGGATTTAATGCGCTTGATTTTTGCGTTGGTTCTGAGTTTGGCTAACCGTGCTTTGTAAAAATTGCTTTCCGCTTGCTGCATTTCTGCATACGCTTTATGCAAAGCATCACCAGTACCCCTTCCACAATCTGCCGCATTTCGTTCGTTACTGGCTTTTTTAGCCTCAGCCTCAAAAGTTTGCATATCGGCTTCATGCTTTTTGCGTTCAGCTTCAGCCTGCTGAAGTTGTTCGTCAAGTGTCATGATTCTTCCTGACATTGTTTGACATATTTTGATAGAGAGGTAATGGCATGACCAGCGTCACGCACATACTTGGCGAACTCGTCCAATTGCGCGTCATCCATCTGGTGAATAGCCATGCTTTTCATGTGTTCAAGATTGGCGCAAAGTTCGCCCGTCCACATAGCAATCATTCCGATTGAAGGCTTGCTCATACCACACCGCCAATCTTGGCAATGATCTCGCCCAGGTCAGGCGCTTCCCAGGTTCCCAGTTTGCCTGACCTATCCTTGGCAAGCCACAGGCCATCGCTGTCGCACATCAAGGCGCGTTGAGTGTTGCCCTCTGCATCCTTTTCAACCCTCAAAGCCAACACTTCGTCAAAGAAGTAAGGCAGTGCCTGCCCTGTCTTGATACCCGGCAT